GAAATATTAAAAACAAAATTTTGAAATAATAAAAGAAAAACAAAAGATTTTAATAAAGAAAATTTTAAAATTCTATAAAGTTATTTTCAACTACCGTAGTAGGACACCGATCCCGGTATCCGTGGTGGTTGACGATTTTCTAGTTTTGTTACTATTCAGGGGTAATATTGCCTTTGAACTAATATGATAAGACTGATGTGTGACATTATGCACCACATCCTCGGAAGTACATCGAGTTTTCTCAGTCTTGACTAAAACTATTAAATTCAACCGGTGTGTGGCATTATGCACCACACTTCCTCGGAAATACATCGAGTTTCACCGGTGGTAACTATAAAACTATATCATGATAAGTGGACCGCTGTATGGCATTATGCACCCACATCCTCGGAAGTACATCGAGTTTACGTTCATTGTTATACATATAACATCGAATACATACGTAATGTAATAAGTTTGTATTCATCTGTGTTGTGCTGTAAATACTAATGCTATGACCAGCACAATTGCGGCTATAGCAGCTATACTGGAAATTCCCCCCATAAGCGCTGTAATCCAGTTCCATGATGTTTTGGATATCGCTGAGGAGAAGTCTGGAGTCGACTTCTGGGGTCTGTTCATTACGTGTTCCGTTGGTGGTTGACATTGGGCATGGCAAGTGGTTCTCGTTCCGCACATCGATACCTCGAAGTCTGCCTGCAAGGAACGCGTACTAAATTTAAGTGTAGTCTCCCCTTTTTGCTCGACGTATACCGATGGGTCTCGCAGTACCGCTGTTGATGAATGCGAGTGTACAGCGCATTGCCCCGCGCGATCCGACTCGTATGTCAACACGAGCACTCCGCCATAGTCTGTAGAGTATGTGCAACTAGTAACGGTGCACTTAAGCAGTGATGGCAGGGGCTCGGATACGCGTGTAAATGCAGCGTCCGGTATATCCACGGATATCGGGAGTGATCCCACGGCACACTTGTCTGCACGTAGCGGGTTGACATTGACTTTGCATCCGAAAGGGGCAGTGTCAGATAAAGGCTGACCGCTGTTATTCTTCCAGAATTCGAACCCGCTTGGAGCTTGGGTGTACGGGACGTGTATGTTTCTGGCTTCCGGCCTCTGCAAATGAATTGCTGTGTTTGCTAATAGATCTGATCCGGTGGTGGATGACGCTTGGACATCTCCGAAAGCTCCAGGTGTTCCGGCCCCAAATTCCGGGAAGTCATAGTTATAGACTTTCCCATGATATATAATGACCTTATTATCAAACGGGGAAAATGTAGTAGATAATGGGCCGGCTATCAATTTCATGTCTTTGCTCCTGGCTGGAGTCACACCGTTGACAAATACGTCTACTTGTGCTGTGGAGTTCCCGTAGGTTATTCGGAGCTGTGATTTCACCGAAGCCGTGTGTACTCTGACCGCCTCGGCATGGTCTGTGGCGCAATCTGTTGACAGTTCGACGTACTTGTCGCTAAGCTGACTGTTTTCGGAGTCGCAAAAACACTGTGCTCCTCCCCACAGAAATGGGTACACACCAGTGAACACCTTGCAGGTATAGTCTGCTTTTTCACCTTTCGGGCATTCGACAGTTCCGCAACATTTAATCTGCGGTGAAGGAACAACGGTGTGGTACCTGCAGGTAATGTATTCACGTTTAACCGATGGTATGATCTGGGTGTTCATGACCATGACTTCAAGATTCAAGGGGGCATACCCAGGCCGTTCCACTAGTGCTTTATACGAGTTCAACGGCGCATTTGGGACAGTGATCGTATGTTCGTAGGCGTCCGCTTTGTTAGGAGGACTGGCAACCAATAAAAAAGGTAGACAGCAGGAGCAACATCTAACCAAAGTTATCACTGCTGCTAAAGGTATGACCAATTGTATCCAGAACATTGTTTGACTGTGTTGCCATAGGTACCCCATGGTATCGGTAAATTCATCCGCTGAAGTCCGTTGGAAACAGCAACACAATGTTACCAGAAATGGTACGGTAGCGTTCGGGGCCAGTTGGTAAGGTGTTAGGCAATCCCTTCTTGCTTTGCAGCAGCATAAAATACTGATCACTAAGCCAGCGCATATGGCCAGTCCCATGCCGCTCAGCACTGTAACGGTGTAGAAGGGATAGAGGTGGTAGTAATGGCGTACGATTTCATGTGGCCAGCCATGAGGATTGCCAGGTGCCGATTCCTGCGCGTACACTCGGACCGGTTTCTGATTTCCCCAAGTATACTCGAACCCTTGTATGGTTATGGAGAAGTTTCGAGTTACACTCCCGACAATCCATTCTGCAGTGGGCTGAGGATTTTCTCCAAGATGGCGGGTAGTAAGCAATGTAGGATGCTCAGCGTGCAGTGTCAGAGACATACTGCGATAAGCATGCTTAACGCCTGGAAGGTGCGCCAGTGGTACTGTACATTGAGCCTGCTGTAGCGGGAATGGTATATGCAACTTCCCTTGGGCTGTGTGGTCGGTATGCCTGATCAAGTCAGGGGAGTTAAACACCCATTTGACGTGGTCGGCAGAAATCGCAATGCATTGTTTCCTTTCTGTACAGCCGTCTATTTTAGTGCGCGCAGTGACAGTCCCAGTTTTAAAGTCTCCGCATTTACACTCGTAGGTGACGTTTCGCCCACTGGTCGGTTGTACGTACACCTCCCCTCCGCTCTCTTCCATCAGCATGGTTATGGATTGTTGTCCGGGACGATGCATGGTCACGTATCCTGCACTTTTCTCTCGTGTCCTTTCGTAGGTAAGGCAAGGTATTTGTGTCCCATGCATTGGTGGCAGAGTATATTTTTCCCTGCCTACGAACTTGTAACCTACTCGCATTGGAATTGTGCAGGTTTGATCCGAGCCATGCACTTTCAATGATGTTGTAATACTATCACCAGGAGGGCACTTGACAATGACAAAGTATCCTTTATGTGATAGGTGTAAACATGGTTTGGACGTGAAGACCTTAAAATCTGCAATTGCTCCCTCCTGGATTTCCGGAGGCACTCCTCCGCCCATGAACCGGAGTCGGGCGCTAGCTGCAGTGCCCGCCCTGTTGTACCCTAACTGGGCACTTACTTGTATACGGAGAACTCCGTCATCGGCATCATCCCACACTTTTTCGATTTTTATAGGGCTGTAGCATGGTTCCATCGTCTTACATCTGTGACACAAGCCGAGGTACGGTGCTGTGAGAGTGAAGTCATCGGTGGGCGTTGATCTGACGTGCCGTCTCGTGGGGCACCTCAGAGCAGCGTCCAGCAGAACGTCGTACGAAGGGTGATTGACATTTGTTTCCAACATGGTTAGGGTCAAGTCAGGATTACGATTATAGCAAGTTGGCGGTCGGTCACATGGGAATGTGACGTTCTGCAGGATGCACATAGCGGTAATAGCCCGCGACCACTCTACAGTATCTTCGTGGGTGGTTTTAATAGCGGCTCCCTTCTTATTCCAGGTGACAACAGAAAGTGCCGTTCCTGGCACTTCATTAGCTCCTCCTAGGACTATGGCTACCACTTTTCCGGAGTTATCCAGTATAGGCCTTCCGCTATCTCCGGGGCCTCCGACTCCTGTAGGGATGGTGAACCTTCCGCCGGAAAATTGGACAGCTCCGTGATGCCAGTTGTAAAATACTTCGGGGTGTTCCGTTGTATACCCGAATGCGTCGCTTTTCATTTCGGTCGGTAGTTTAGCAAACTCCATGTCGTAAGAAGAAGATTTAGTGAATTTAAGTTTCGCTAGGGCCGGGTGGTCAATGGTTCCTTTTACATGTAGTGGTTTTATCACTTTCCCTTCCATGGCAACGGCGTATCCCATAATCTTGCCGTCTTCATTCTTCCCGACAAATGTGCGGTCGGCTTCAAATTTCAGGGCGGTACGCTGTCGTTTACCGGGCTTCGGTTTCTTCGGTTGTTGGGGCTGATTTTTCCCTTTCTTCTGCTGTTGTGGTGGTTTCTGGTTTTGCTTCTTCGGCTTAGGTTTTTGAGTCTTCGGCTTCCTCGGGCGCGTGCGAGGAGCCGGGCGCTGGCGACGTGTAGCATTGTCCAGCACCAAAGCTCTAACAGCCCTAGTGAGCTGTTGGATCTGGGTAGTCAACCCGGATGGTCGAGGCGCAGGTGCAGCCCTACGTCTTGGCCTCCATGCTATTGGAGGTTGAGCGTAGGCACCTCGGCCAAACGGATTGTAAAAGACAGAGTTCATAGTAACGTAAAGATGTGAAATAATTTAGACGATCTACTGTGCTACACCGTCTATTTAGGACCACCGTAGAGGTGTCTTGGGCTCCCGCGTAGTGCTTTAAATGCTTTATCGCTACGCGAGAACGTAGCGAGGGCTAACAGCACTGGCTGAACCTCTTGTACCTCATAGCGTGACTCGACGGCCTTCAAAAGTTCTCCTTGGATCCCCACTCTGAACCACGCCCTTGTCTCATCTTCCAGCGCTCTACGCCTGTCGTGATCCTGCTCATCATCTACTGGTAGAGGCTTGCCTAGTTTGAACAGTCTCTTAAGCGGATCAGAGACCCGGCACGCTGTGTGCGTCACTTGGTCTTCTAGAATAAATCCGCCGCAAAAGTAAGGGGCCTTGATACCAATGACCGCGTCTATGATTTTCACTTCCATATTCATCCAAGTGGCGCATCTGTCGGCCATTATCTTGTCCGAAACGACACCATGTATAATGTTGTCGTCCCCTATGAAAGCTGCGCATTTGGAGTCCCTCAACCGTTGTTCTAGAACTCGGCTAGCAATAACTACATTCAACACAGTGTTAACAAACAGTGTTAAAAACATTCCGGACTTCATCATAGCACCAAATTTAAACGTGGTTGCTGTCGGTAGGTGGACGCTTGTGATCTCCCCGAAGGCACATTCAATGAGGTCCATCAGGCGGTCATCCACTCCTAAGTCTTCCAGAATCATCAGTGCAGTCAGGGCTAATGAATCATCCTGGCTCTTGTCGAAAGAGCCTATATCTGTTTCTAGCACCGGGTGCACGTAAGAAAAATTTGCTGCTATGATCGCGTCGAAATCCTCGGCAGACATGTCGAATAGTGTATGGATGTTAGGTAACAGTACTGCTGTAAGCCTCCGTACTAGCTCCCGGTGTATACCGCACAAGTAAGCCGTGGCCAGTGGTTCTGCTGCTTGAATAACTTGCACCTTGGGACGCTCTTCGGTATGTTTAGTGCCGGGTGTCACCTTTACATCTCTTTTCATGTCCATTACAAACCTATCCATAGGGACCTCCTGTAGCGGGACCAGTTGATGTGTCTTTGCGAATAGTGCTGCAGCTTCCGGTCCTTTTAATCGGGCCACGTATGAGGTGACACACTCTGTTGTTATTCTTATTGGTTTCTCTTTAAATTCTTCCCAGTAGTCTGTATTACATGCATACTTTTTAAAGCACTCCACATTGAACACGGCGGAATCTAGCACAGGCAGTTCTCTCATTTGTGTTACATTGCAGTTCCTTTTAGTAGCTGCTGATAATACGTTTTGCAGGGTGTTCTGAAACGCCGATGGAACCGCACTCCGCAACGTAGGTTCCAGGTAAGAGTGTGTCTTTGGGAAGCTCCTCAGTTTCGCTGGGCAGAATGTAGCAGTATCTAAACACGATACAGACCCCTCGACCATGTCTAAGTAGGCATCGTACTCGTCAGTTATCTGGTAAGAGGCTACCGTAGGATAATTCTCATGGAAGAAGTTGTTGCAGACCGCTACTGCCACTTCAGGTGATACGAAGCGGTCAGGCACGCTGGCAGAATACATCGGTTTTGGATACGTGTACTTGTAGCATTCTGCTTCAACGTCCGGGGTGACGTACATTTTCAGACCATCTAACAACCTCCCTGTCGTCACTGCTTTCATGTTCTCTACTTTCCGTGACTGGTACCTGCTCTTGTTGGCTACGGTGGGTGACATCTGGTACCTACACTTCAGCATCTCTTCTTTCTGTAGGTCCAGTACAGGGGCATGAATTTTTTCTAGTCTACTTCGTTCTATTAGTATCTCGGTGGTGCTGTTTTGAATAACTGATTTTTGTTGCAGATGCCCCGGGCCTGTATCAGAAGAGAATATGTACCCACCTACCCCGGTTAGTCAATATTGTCTGTTTCCGAAGAATCTATCCATTTCTTCCTGAGAGAAGTCCCCAAACGTAGGGGTCGGTGATGGCGTTAGCAGCCTGTCTAGCTCTCCTTCGGCAAAATCTCCGAATGTTATCGGCATAGATAGTTGGTTTGCGAGTCGAGATAAGTTCGTAGTTTGTTTTGGTCGTAGTGGCGGTACGGGAGGCGGCTTCCTCAGTATCGATCCTCTCTCATTCAATTCGGCTTCTGGGGTAAAACCTGAATTGTAGTGTACCTCAGCTTGAACGGAGGATATCGTCGCATGCCTCCGTAGCTCGTTTAGCTGGTTTGCTAGTCGGGATAATTTCGCGGCTCGTTTTGGTCGTGGTGGCGGTACAGGAGGCGGCTGTCTCGGTGTGCGATCCTCTCTCATCCAACTCAGCTTCTGAGGTAAAGCCTGGATCGCAGTGTACCTCAGCTTGAACGAGGATATCATTACGTGCCTCGCAGGCTCGTTTAGTGACGACAGCTCGCTATCGATTTCCGAAAACGTTAGAGATACGATATCCGATTCTGCGTTAGAGAGCGTGGGCGTCAGCGATAGCCTCGAAGAGCAAGTGTCCGGCGGGCTGTCGGTATGGGGAGTAACAGGAGGCTCGTCCTTGTTAATGTATACTCTCGCGGGAATGTAGGGCGGTACATCCGGGTTAAATAGCACGACTTTCGTGCACTGTATCTTTTGTACGTTCTTTATTCGGTACTTGGGTAACGGAAAGGATGAGCACACCGTTATGTTCGTTACGGAGTTACTGCGTACGCGGCAAATACGTTCGGCTGTCATAGCATACATACATAGGCAAGGTATTGTCTTAGGAGGTGCTGATGCCGGGGAGTCTTCGACTGGGCACTTTTCGCGTATGGACTCCATCGGTTCGCCTAAAGTGTACAGGCAGATTTGTTCGTTAGCGGCTTGTACATCAGGAAACAGCGCACGAATCTCGGCTATGTCTTTTGCGGTTTGGTGGAATTTAGTACCTTCAAAGTATGAGTACAATTTCCCATACTGGGTACTGTAGCCTATGTGATCCTTGAGGCAGCTATCTGGGTGTACCCGGGTTAATCCTTCATCTATCTCTATGTCCGGATCTTTTAATTCAGTTACTTGTTCTCGCATCCTAATAGCATCTGCTATGCGTTGCTCCCACTTCTTATCTAGGCAATATATTGTGACATCCGCATCCGTACGATCCAGCGCGGTGAAAAGACATCTCAGCGAGAGATCCAGGCGATCAGCTCCGGCAGCATAGATACCTGTTGAGAGCAGCGGTATAGCTACCGAGGAGATGCCTTTCTCGTTCACTATCTTTGCCACATCATGGTATGCGTTCTGCAGTAGCTTCGTCGCTTCCTCCAACGTGTACTTTCTAAAATCAGGACCCACTGCATGTATAACAACCTTGTTGTGGCATGGTTTCATGACCGCGGTTTCCACTTCAGTGGTAGCGTTCTCAAATGACTTCGGCCACTTTTTGAAGATAGCTCTGCATACTCCGTCCCCAGGTTTTCCCCGCGCGTTAGCTGCGTTCACCACTGCTTCTTCTGTGCAGTCTGCGATATTCATTCTCTTAACGCGATAAGAAGGAGCTGCTCCGGATCCGTCTTTATAATTGTCGAATATATTGGATACTGCTAAATTCAAGTGATGCTGAGTGAATTGGCGCTCACGATCGTTGTCCAGCTGCCTAAATACAAAGAACATCTCTGTGTTAAACTGTGTACACGATGGTCTCACTGCGGATGCCCGCACGAATTTCCTCGCTAAAGACAGAACAACGTCCTCACTATTGGAGTCGGCGAAACCATATGCTTTCAGGGCTAATGTTCCTCCTGGTTTTAGGCAGTTGAGTGCTGACCGGGCCAACGTCCTCATGAGGCCGGCATGCTCCTCGCACTGCTGGTAGTGATGGAACCTGTACGGTTGTCCCATATTAACCACCACAAGGTCGTATCTGGACAGTGGTGGGAACCCGAAATGCAGGTCATGGTTGTGGTCAGCTCCTCTGACTCCCAGCGGAGCGACCCATGTGATTCGCTTGGACACGCAATAGCATGTTTCCTTAGAGACCAGCAGCATACTGTGTCCTGGTAGTTGGTTAAGGAACTTGTGCAAGGGAGCTGCTTCTTTTTTCTGCAGGCTTGCAGTTAGCGAGTGTGGTAGATTTCTGTTTAAGGGAACTAAATTGTTCCGTGCCGATGGGACTGAAACTCTGCCATATATGGGGAGTATTTGGTCCCCTTTTCCTGCTCTTAAGTACACTGGGTATTTCTTGCAAGTTGGGATTACCGCCTTGTTATACCCAAACTTCTGCCCTCCTGGGGAGTTATCCCAGTGAGCTCTCACTCGGCCGACGTCCGCGGGATGGAACGTTAGAGGTATCTCAGGACGAGAGAAGATCCCACTGCTCAGATCCATGCCGAACATCTTGGTACATATCACATCTAGGGCATACATCACGGAGTAAGGTTGGTCATTACGAAATTGCGGGAATAGATCTTCCCACTGCTCGAATGTAAGTTCTATCCCTGCCGTTCTTAGGATGGGTATAATAGCTTTAGCCCAGCATGTATTCACTTTGCTGGCGAAAGGGTCAGATACTGTGGATGTAGAATTAATGGCCTTCATAATGTCCTCGTGTTCCGCCTGCCATTCTTCTAAAGTGGCTGTAAAGTTCCCTTTTGGAACGTTAGTGAGGTACTTAATCCAAGGATCCCCTTGCAGTGTCTTCCACACTATGCGATCTTCCGTCCTAGTAAGTAACACGTTAACGTGTTCTGACTTCTCTGCATATAGTGGGTTTTCATTTACTTTCTGTCTGACCGCATAAACGCCCCTTCTGGTTAGCCCTTGAGAAGCTGCACGGTCATGACCTCCGGGTCCGGGGTAATCGATTTGCCCCTGCTTAACCCACCCACGGAAACACGTCAACACTATGTCTCCTTTCTTGGGCTTAGTCGATCCGTTTACGTCTATTTCGATAGCCCTTTTGCAGGGATTCGTAGTCCTCATCTTTCCGTCATAGTGTAATGTAGACACTATGGCTGTAACAGGTTGGGTGCACCTGCGAGAGATATATTTATAATGGGTGGAAGTACACAGGTCTCGCTCGGGGTTGTTGAAGTTTACCTTCAGTTGCATTAAATTAAAGAAGGGCCACTGCTTCGGGTCGCCGCACAGTACTACTTTACGTCTCGGTTTGACAATGGCAATCAATGCCATTAAGGTGCCTGCATGACATGCAAACGCTTCATCCACATATAGGACGTCTACTGCTTTCTTCCATCCATTAAGAAGTACCGAGTCTACCGTTCTCGTAGCTATAGTCATTCCCCGCATTTTCTGGACGTCATTCTCTATTTCTTTGCAATTTTCTTTCTTACCGCTAGTTACGAGGTCTTTTAGTGTTACCGTAGATTTTATGATGGCCGACTTACCTGACCCCGGTGTTCCAATGACCCCCAGTGTTTCGATATGGTAAGGGGCAGCGGGTCGTGTACGTAATCCTTCGTATGCCAGCTCGTGGTAAGGCGGATTAGTTAGTTCCCCAACTAGTACTAGCCCTTGTGCATGCTCTCTTTTTACGCATTTTCTGGCATCTACGTCGTATACGTACTCATGATCCGTGTCTTTAGCTTTGCATACTTTGTATTGTTCTTCCTCAGTGTTTTTTGCCGCACCCTTCGTAGCGATGTGATGGAGTTTCCGGTTCAGGAACTCTCTCTCATTGTAGACTAACGTAGCGCTTTCGCTCAAGGCCGCGAAATGTTGCCAGGACATGGGGCATCCTGTTGGCAGGAGAACCTTAGCATCGTAAGGTTCGACGGAATACCTGCCTGTTCGGCCACCGTGCGTGATAATTTTCACCTGCTCTGCTAACTCGTGGATTGGCTCCAGTTGTTGATTTCTAAGGACTGCCGCTGGAGAAATGACTGTGTAGGAACCAATACGCACGTCCCCTTCCTGTGGGATAATTTTTATCTTTCCCCGGGGCGTCTCGACCAGGGCCGCTCCCGCATCGTCTACCAGGTCGGTGACCTCGCATTTGACGTCCTCCGCTACAGGGGGTGCCGTCGGCTTCAGCGGAGGTAAGGCCTTCGCTTTCTCCTCCGCTTCTGCTGTCTCGACGGCTTCGTTATATGCCTCTTGTGCGTTTTTTACCGCAGTGTCAGTAATAGTGACTACCGGTTTATTGGTTTTCTTTACAAGAAGCAGTTTAACTTTCTGTCTCAGTGACATTGGCAGTGACGTAGTCCACACCGAGGACATAGGGAACGCACTGAATTCCGCTGCGACTTTTACTATAGTCTGCGTGCCTGGCGGGCGGTAAAAAGAATGGATCTTCTTGGTCTTGAAAGCCCATAGGCAACCGAAAGCTAGTTTGCGTTCTCTCACATTCAATGGTTTCTCGTCACTGCAGTCTGCCTTTCTTTCTTTGGCCCATTTACTCAGACCTGTAGCCACCGCGGGCAGGAGATAGTTCTGCATCGTGTTGGTGTTTCTATTAGTTTTTCCGTTCACGACTATGCGTTGGTTCAGTCCTACCAGCAACTTTTGCGCGTCTTCGGGTTGGATATCAGTGGCCAATATACCTGTCATTTGGTCACAGATTGAAGGTGGAATATACGTACAGACAGGGAACGATACACGCTCCCCTTTGACCGTATCTGTGATCTTACACAGCAAGAATCCCTCGCTGTTGTTAGTCACAGTGTACCGATTGACACGCCCCGTGATCCCGGGGCTGATGGTGATCTTCTTGACTACGTATCCTTCGCAGTTAACCGCCGTATCACAGCGGCACGTAAAGGATTGTTTACCTTTCAAGTGGAACACAGATGGTAGGTGCCAACTCTGCAGGTCCGCTCTATTCTCAGGGTAGAGTGTCGAACCGACAGAGAAGTACACGTTAGTTCCAGGTTTCAAGGCCTTTTTCCGGAAGGTAGACAGTTTGCCCATCGTACCCTCTCTCAGCTTCGTGCTACATAGGCCTATATTACGCGCTTCCAGCACCCTTTCATCGGCCCAATTAGTATTGTAGGACGGATACGACCCTGCCATCGAGGAGAACATAAACTGCGTTGTATCGAACCCGATCCAATACAGTTTTCTGACTCCCTTTAGGGCCTGATGGTAAATGGTCGAAGGTGCATTGATATACACATTTTGCATAACTGATACCTCCGCTGTCGTACGGCATATTACGTCATTGTGGAAACAAATGGTACCAGTTTCAGCATCCGGCGACTCGAGGACCGACTTGAGGTCTGCAAGTTTATCATGCAGCCTCTTGTTGGTAATTTCCCCTGCTTTGTCTGCGAGTCGGGATGCGTAATTCATAAGACGGTCCGGGTCTTCAGGACTACGCATGGGGCACACACAGTGATACTTATGCTCGGAATACATTCTACGAGCTGGTGCGCTTCCTATGTCCAAGATCGTAACTGAGGTGGGGATCTCATGTTCGATCAGTTTACTAGCCAGATGCGAAAAAGCTCTGGCATTAGCATGGTCATTCGGAGTGACCTGCTGAGCCACAATCTCGAATTGTGGGAAACTCTTCTGCAGTTGTAGCACAAACGGACTTTGGGGGTCTACGTCAACGTGCACTGTCGGTTTCTCCATTTTCGATGATTGGGGCTAGTTTAGCGGGCGGCACACGGCAGTTAATTCTGTAGTACAAGTACTAGTCCGTCCGCTAT